ATGAAAAAAGAATACTATGTGACGATAAACGGAGAACGGATTCCAGTGAGTGAAGAAGTTTACCGGGCCTATAAACAGCCCGCGTGGAGGGAGCATAAGCGCCGAACGGCGCGCGCCCAGACCGAACGCTCCCTTGACCTGCTGATGGAGGATGGCTTAGACATAGCCGACGACCGGATGCTGGTGGACGAGCTGGTGGCAGATAAGCTGCTCCTCGATGCGCTGCTGGCGGCGCTGAACGAGCTCACTGTCGACGAGCGCGGGCTCATCGATGCGCTGTACTTCCACGGCTTAACCGAGCGGCAGGCCGCTGAGCTCTTTGACCTCTCACAGAAAGGGGTCAATAAGCGAAAGCAGCGTGTACTGGACAAGCTCCGAGATCTTCTGGCCCCTCAGAAATAGGCCGAGGCCCCGCTGCCCTTTGTGGGCGGCGGGGCCTCTTTTTTTGTTTTCTACACCTTTTTTCAAAAACGGTACTCAAACCCTCCTTTGACTTCCTGTGGGTAGTGAGGGGGTTCATGCCTCCTCGGTAGGTGCAAAAAACTGGAGGTGAAACCCATGAACGAGAATCAACAGGCCATGCCTCGCCATGTGCCCCATACCAAGACCGCCGAGGAACTGATCGGCGTTCTCACAGCGATCAGCGTGGTGTCGGGGCGTATGGCAAGAAAACTGGCGATCCTCAAGCAGCGGTCCGCCCGGAGAGGTGGTGAGAAGCCCGATGCCAAACGAGCGCCCGGAGACGGCCCTGCCGCCCATGCCCATCAAAGCCACTCCCTATAAGCACCAGCGGGAGGCGTTCGCCTTCGCCTGCCGGTTATTTGGGCTGGCGAAGGGTGGTGATGCCAATGCGAATCAGGTGCGCACAGTGCGGGAAGGAGATACACCGCAAGCGCAGCGAGATAGAAAAGCATCACCATAGTTTTTGCTCTCGGGCCTGTGCCTCGGCGTTTTCTCGTACCGGCCAAGTGGTCACTTGCGACTGGTGCGGCACTGCCTTCTACAAACCGGCCTCCCGGCTCCGGGAACAGAACTTCTGCTCCTACGGCTGCCGAAACAAATGGCTCGGCAAGGTGAATGTCGAGGTGCGCAATGTCCCCAGCCACAGCGCGGGCCACAAGGCCCCACATTTGGCCGAACTCAACCAGCGCCGCAATCCCCTCGGGCGGGTGGCGAAGCGGCCAACACGGGGCGCGTCATCGGCAACGTACCGCAAGGTGGCCGAAGAGATGCTGGGACGGGCGCTCCGGCCCGGCGAAGTGGTCCATCACATCAACGGCGACCGCTCGGATAACCGGTACGAGAACCTCGCGGTTCTGCCGGAACAGGAGCATCGCAGGCTCCATATGCATCTGGCCTGCCGGAAGCTGGAGCTGCTTGAGGAAGGGGGTGATCCCGTATGTCAAAAGAAGAAGCCCTCTCCCGAGGAGTAGCCCTTTTGATGGAGTGAGATGGGTACAGGCAAAACCATCACCAGTATCGGCATCGCCGGGGCGCTGTACCTCTCCGGCAACATTCATCGGGTGCTGGTCGTGGCCCCCCTCTCCATCCTCGGGGTCTGGGAGGACGAGTTCGCCAAGTTTGCGGATTTCCGATACACCCTCGCGGTGCTCACCGGCAGCGGCACAAAAAAAGCCGATACCCTCCGGCACCTTACGGGCTCTCCCCTGCAGGTGGCCGTGGTCAACTACGAATCGGCGTGGCGGCTGGAAAAAGAAATCCTCGCTTGGAAACCCGACCTTATCATTGCTGACGAGGGCCACAAAATCAAGACCCACAACATCGCCGCGTCTAAGGCGATGCACAAAATCGGCGCGCAGGCGGCCTACCGGCTGCTGCTGACGGGCACTGTCATCACCAACAAAGCCATCGATGTGTTTTCGCAGTACAAGTTCCTCAACCCGGCCATCTTCGGCCAGAGCTTTTACTCGTGGCGTAACCGCTATTTTGATATGCGCGGCTATGGCAATCACACCCCCGTCCTTAAGCGGTCCATGGAGCAGGACCTCATGCGCCGCCTGCACTGCATCGCCTACCGCGCGACCAAGGCCGAGTGTCTGGACCTGCCGGAAACCACCGATATTGTGCGGTATGTAGACCTCGAGCCTGCCGCTGTGAAACTGTACCGGGACTTGGTGAAGGAGTCCTACGCCGAGCTCGGCCAGAGCGAGATTACCGTGACCAACATTCTCACCCGTCTGCTCCGGCTATCCCAGCTCACCGGTGGTTTTTTAGGTGACGACGAGGGCAACGCCCCGCAGCGGGTCAGCACCGCGAAGATGGCGGCGCTGGAGGATATCGTGGACGAGGTGACCCAAGAGGGCAAAAAGCTGGTGGTCATCGCCCGGTTTGTGCCGGAGATACGGGCCATCTACCAAATGCTCGAAAAGCGCGGCATCGGCTATTCCTACATCATGGGCGAGGTGAAGAACCGCGACGAGCAGGTGGCCGCTTTCCAAAATTCCCCCGATACGCAGGTGTTTGTGGGGCAGATCGCAACCGCTGGCCTCGGGATCACCCTCACCGCCGCCAGCACGATGGTGTTTTATTCGGAGGATTACAGTATGAGCAATTTTGAACAGGCCAAGGCCCGCATCCACCGCGTCGGCCAGAAAGAGAACTGTACCTACCTGTATCTCGTGGCGCGCGGCACGGTGGACGAAAAGGTGCTCAAGGCCCTGCGAGACAAGGCTGACCTTGCCCGAACGCTGGTGGATGACTACCGGCAGGGCCGCAACCCCTTTACATCTTGAATCAAGGAGACATCGCTATGAAGAAAAAGCTGAAATGCAAGGTGTGCAATGCCCGCTTTGTTCCAAAGAAAGAGGATATGTACCTCGTTGTCGAGCGCGTTGGCGGTCTTGCTCTGCTGGCCGGGACCAATCCCCGGACGCTGGAGTGCTTTAATTGCCCACGCTGCGGGTGCCAAAACATGGTCAACATCCGAGCGACGCCCATGGACGACAGGGAGCCGGACGAGGACGAGGCCGCCGAGGAGGTGGCTGGCGATGGATAACGACCGCATGTTTGCGCTGGCCGAGCAGCTCCGGGACCTGCGTGAGAAAAAGGACGCTGTCGAGCAGCAGCTCAAGGACATCAATCAAGTGCTGGACGATACCAACTACGAGTTGTCCGAGCTGATGGCCGAAACCGAAACGCAGAATTTCACCCGTGGCGGGATGATGTTCTACCTCACTATCAAGACGCGGGCCTCGGCGGTGGCCGGTACCAAGGAAGAGCTGTTTGATGCTCTCCGAGCACAGGGCTACGGCTCGCTGGTCACCGAAACCGTCAATGCCAACAGCCTCAGTTCCTTTGTGAAAGAGCAGATGGAGGCCAATGGCGAGGCGCTTCCCGACTGGCTGGCAGGGCTGGTCAACGTGTTCGACAAAACCCAAGTCGCACTGAAAAAAGCTACGAAATAGGAGGTTTTCTGAGATGGCAAATAAGAAGAACGAAATGGCTTTGCAGCCGAAGGAGAGCGGGTTCATACAGCTCGCCAACACCGACATGGCCGCGATGATGGCCGAGGAACTGGACGGCCTCGATGCGGGTTTCGAGCGCATCAAGATTCCCAGTGCCGGTTCCACCGTGTTCGAGTTCCCCGGCGAGGACGGCGACACCGAGCCCGTGAAGGAGTTTTCGGCGGTCATTCTATACCACCATCCGCTGTTCGCCTACTACAAGTCCAAGTACACAGGGGGCAATAACCCTCCTGATTGCGGTTCCTATGATGGCATCACCGGCGAGGGCGATCCGGGCGGTGAGTGCAAGCGCTGCCCCTACAACCAGTTTGGCTCCGGCGAAAACGGCTCCAAAGCGTGCAAAAACCGCCGCCGCATCTTCGTGCTGCGAGAGGGCGAAATTTTCCCGCTGTTGCTCTCCCTCCCCACCGGCAGCCTGCGCGAACTGACCAAATACCTCAAGCGGCTGCTGTCCAAGGGTCGCAAATCCAACAGCGTGGTGACCCGGTTCTCATTGCAAAAAGCCACCAATTCGGGCGGCCTTGCCTACTCGCAAGCGCAGTTCACCATCGACCGGCCCCTCACTTCCGAGGAGTTCGCCTGCGTCGACCGCCTGAGCGCACAGGTCAAGGCGTACAGCAAGCAGGTGGCCTATGAATACGACACAAGCCTCGATGTCGAGCCGGATGCTCCGGTCATCGACCCCGAAACCGGCGAGTTGGTGGAGCCATTGAAATAAGCGCCCGGCTTGCGGCGGCAGTGCGGCCTTCGGGCCGCCTGCCCGCTGTGAGCAGATTGGAGGAATTATGAGTTACCGATGCGTGACAACGCTTACGGAAATCCAGAAATATCTGGGCGATACCGGGCTGGTGTCCTTCGACTACGAGACATCCCCGGACGAGGCGTTCCGTGACACGCCCAAGGCGGCGCTCGATCCGCACCGCTCCCATATTGTCGGAATCAGCTTCTCGGTGGCCGAAGGTGAGGGTGTTTATACGCCATTGGCTCACTGCATAGGGCAGAACGCCGAGGACCCGGACAGTATCTGGCGGTGGCTTGATACCGCCTTTTTCAGCAACACGAACATCATCAAGATCGCCCACAACCTCTCTTTTGAAGCCATGTTCACCTATGCAAAAGGCGTGGTGATTCTGCCTCCGGTGTACGACACCATTGCCGCATCCCAGATGACCCTCAAGAGCAACACCAAGTTTCGCAACCTTGCCGACAGCGGCCTTAAAACACTGGCCCCAGAATTGTGCGGCGTGGAGTTGCCCAGCTTTGGTGAAGTGACTGAAGGACGGCATTTTGATGAGTTGGACCCACAGGACCCGGAAACGGTGCGCTATGCCTGCGCCGACTCCGATTTTGCCCTGCGGATTTATAACAAGATGAACAACTGGTTTGACCGCTATCTCCCCAAGCATCGTTTCATCGTGGAGCAGATCGAGTCACCCACGGCGGTGTACACCGGCATCATGAAGTACAACGGCCTGCTGGTGGACACGGCGCTCATGGAAACGAAGCGGGCCGAGGCTGAGGCAAAGCTCGCGGAACTCCGGGATGAAATCGCCTTCTTCACCGGCGACCTCAACGTTGGCCAGAACGCCAGCACCTCGGCTTTCAAAAAGTATATGTACGACGATTTGAAGTTGCCGGTCATGAAGGTGACGGCCAAATATCAGGAGGCCATGGACGACGAGGCGCTGGTACTGCTTTCGGAATGGTGCGAGGCCAACCGCGCCGATCTGGTGCCGCTGTTCCGGCTGGTGCAGGAGTATCGGCGCTGGGGCAAAATCAAGTCCACCTACATTGACGGCTATATGGACCATGTGAACACCACCACCGGGCGCATCCATGCCGACCTGATGCCGCTGGCCACTGAGACAGGGCGCTTTGCCTCACGGCGGCCTAATCTGCAGAATTGTTTTGACAGGAGCACTGAGATTCTCACCCGACGCGGTTTTGTTCCCTTTCCAGAGCTGGACCCACAGGACCATGTCGCTCAATGGCAGGACGGAGAGATCGATTTTGTGGCTCCGTTGGAAATTATCGCTCGGCAGCATGACGGAGAGATGGTGTATCTGAAAAATCAGCACATCGACCTTTGCACGACACCGGATCACAGGTGCCTGCTGCAGAACCGGAAATCGCGCCAATTCTTCGTGATACCCGCTGCGGAGTACCCTGCCGACAGCAGGCAGCTTCACGCAGGCCAGTACCGCTTTGGAGAAAAACATCTGCTACCTGCTGAAATCACATTGCTGGCAGCAACGCAGGCCGATGGTTATTATCACGACAGTGGCATTGATTTCACCTTCACCAAGGCCCGGAAATACCGGCGTTTGGTGCAGGCTCTTCAGGAACTGGATGTGCTGTATTCAGACCGCGCTCGGCAGGATGGCAAGGTAACCCTGCGGCTCAAAAAAAGCCCGTTTTGTGCATGGATCATGGACACCCTTGGAAACGAAAAAGTGTGGGGCAACTGGCTGCTGGAGTATGACCGTCAGACCGTGAGCGCGCTGCTTTCCGAAATTCTACATTGGGATGGCTGCTTTACGAGGAGCAACCACTACAGCAGCTCCATAAAGCAGAACGCAGACTGGATGCAGGTGCTGTACGCGCTCACAGGCCAACGGGCCAATCTACGCCAGTACCATAACGGCAACCCCAATGCGGCGGTCAATTACCAACTGGACGTGACCGACCGGAGTTACAGCCTGACCACCAACATTGAAAAAGACACAGTGGTGTTCTCAGGGATGGTCTACTGCGTCAGCGTACCCAGCGGCTTTATCGTCGTGCGGCGAGGTGGGCGGGTGTGCATCACCGGCAACTGCCCCCGCAAAGACAATGACCCCATCGGTGTGCGAAACTTCTTCCTAGCCCCCGAAGGGAAAGCGCTGCTGTCGCTGGATTTCTCCCAGATCGAACTGCGGGTCGGTGCGTTTTACTGCCGCGACCCCAAGATGCTGGATACCTACCGTACAGGCGGCGATATCCATGCCCAGACTACCTCGGTCATCTATCACATTCCCTTCGAGCAGGCGGCAGATAAAACGGCCCAAAGCTATAAAGAACGAAGAACCATTGCAAAAAACTGCAATTTCGGCACCTTCTTTGGCTTATTCCCCAAAGGGCTGCAGCGCACGCTCAAATTCAAGGCAGGCCTACCCACGCCGCTTGGAGAGTGTGAGCGCATCATATCCAACCTCAAAGCCGGGTATCCCGGTTTGACACGCTGGCAGGAGGAAACCAAGGAGCGTGCCGGGTTCCGGCGCTACTCGGAAACGTGGCTCGGACGGCGGCGCTATCTGCCTGGCATCCAATCGCAGGATTGGGGCAAGAAGTCTTTTGCCGAGCGGTGTGCACTGAATACCCCCATCCAAGGCACGGCAGCGGACATTCTCAAGCTGGCCCTCGGTAGGATCATCACCGGCTTGCCGGAGCGCCCATGGCTGCGCCCGTTGCTGCAGATACACGATGAGCTGGTGTTCGAGCTGCCCGAGACCCAAGTTCCAGAGGCGGTGTCATTCCTCCGCTCCTGTATGGAACAGCAGCCCTTTCCGGAGTTCGATGTTCCCATCGTGGCCGAGGCTGCCGTGGGGTTCCGGTTTGGTGAAATGAAAGAACTGGAGGATTGACCCTATGATCATACACAAATACCCGCTTCAATGGGAGGAATCACAGACCATCCGGGTACCAGCCGGGATTGAACCGCTGGCGCTGCAACCGCAGAACGGCGTACCGACCCTCTGGGCCAAGGTGGACGAGGACGCGATTCTCGAACCCCGTATGGTGCGCATCTTCGGTACTGGCGCGCCGATGTCCGCCGATCCGGGCCGTTACCTCGGCACCATTCAGGCTGGCAGCTTTGTGTTTCACTTTTTTATGGAGGTGTCACTATGAAAACAGGACGTACCCTGCAATCGCTGGCCGAGGAACTCGACAGGCAGCGGCAGTGCAAGCGAGATTTTATTGTCACGACCGACGCGATGGAACTGGAGGAAGGCGCGGAACTTTTCAGCCTGCGCCGCCCGTTGGACAGCGGCATGCGCGAGGTCGAGCCCTTTACCATGACGGATTTGTTCCACCGGCAGCTCGGCGCGTCGCTGGGCATCCCGGCCAAATATTATGACAAAATGCGCGAAGAGTTCCCGGAGCTGCTGACCCGGAACATCAACGGCTGGTTCGGGCACGGCGAGCCCACCAAACACACCGTCCGCACCATGAGTGGCACTGCCCGCGCTTTTTTGTCCGACCGCTACCGCCGCATCGACAACTACGAGGTGGCAGGCGCAACTCTGCCCATCATTTCTGAGATGCCCGACGCACGGGTGGAAAGCTGCGAGATCACGGGCACCCGCATGTATATCAAAGTGGTCAACCCCCGCCTCGAGGCTGAGGTGCAAAAGGGCGACATCGTGCAGGCGGGCATCGTCATCAGCAACAGCGAGGTTGGCCTTGGCAGCGTCCGGGTGATGCCGCTGGTCTACCGGCTGGTGTGTCTCAACGGCATGGTGGTCAATGACCTCGGCCAGCGCCGGTATCATGTGGGCCGGGAACTGGAAGAAGCATGGGAGCTTTTCAGCGACGAAACCCTGCAGGCTGAGGATACCGCTTTCCTGCTCAAGCTGGCCGATATTGTGCGCACGGCGGTCGACGAGGCCCGGTTCGGCATGGTGGTGGATCGGCTTCGGGAGGCTGCGCGTGTTGATATCACCGCGCCAGTGCCGCAGGTCGTGGAACTCACCGCTCGGCAGTATGGGCTTAACAAATCAGAAGAGGGCGATATCCTGCAGCACCTGATTGCGGGCGGCGACCTTTCACTGTACGGCCTGTCCAGCGCCGTCACCCGCGCTTCACAGAACGTGGAGGGTTATGACCGGGCCACGGCGCTCGAGGGCCTGGGTTGGCAGATCGCCACAATGCCCCGCGACCAATGGCGGCCCATCAACGAGGAGCGGCCATGAGCATCAATAAGCACAACAGTGAGGGCTACCCGGACCCGACCGCATATGAAGCCCTGACCGCCGTGCAGAGAGAAGAAACCAAAAAACCGTATCGCCCACTGGTATTTGTCTGCTCACCGTTGGCGGGCGATGTGGCGCAGAACCTTGAAAACGCCCGTCGTTACTCCCGCTTTGCCGTCGACCAAGGCATGATCCCGGTGACGCCGCACCTGCTATACCCACAGTTCCTTGATGATACCAACACCGAGGAACGGCAGCTCGGCTGCTTCTTTTGCCTTGTGCTGCTGCGCAAATGCGAAGAGCTGTGGGTCTTTGGCTCCGTGATCAGCAAGGGGATGCGCGTGGAAATCGCCAAGGCCCGCAAGCACGATATGAGGATACGGTTTTTCAATGAGAAATGTGAGGAGGTGGCTACGGAGTGAAGTCGCTGAATATCCCCTTGGAGGAGTTCCTTCGCCCCTTCTTCGACCCCGGCGAGCTGGTCTGCCTGCGCGTGTTTGATGATCGCAAGACCGGCGCGTTCAAGGGTGCCAAGTTGGAGTGCGAGGCGGGCAAAATCGCCGCCATGGAGGACACCCTCAGAAAGCACAACGCCCAGAATCGGGGCATCTATTTTGTCATCAACTACGGCGGCCATGAGGACACCGACATCACCCGGATCAGTGCACAATTTGTAGAATGCGACAGCCTCTCCATGGAGGAACAGCTTGCCCAGATCAAGGCGTTTGCGGTGGAGCCCTCTCTGATTGTGCGGACCCGAAAGTCCCTTCACACTTACTGGCTGATGAAGGACGCCAAGGTCGAGGATTTCCGCAGAGTGCAAAAGCGCCTGATTGCGCAGTTTCAGGGTGATCGCACCATCATCAATGAAAGCCGTGTACTCCGGCTGCCGGGCTTCAATCACTGCAAGGGCGAGCCTTACCCGGTGGAATGCATCAAGTTCAACCCCGAGTTGCGGTACACCCAAGCCGAGCTCGAGGCAAATCTGCCGGAGGTCGAGGATGAGCCGGAGGTCAAAGGTCCCACCCCCCAAGGCACTCGGAAGGGGCTGGCGCTGGTTGGTAAGCGGTGTCTTTTTATTCAGCACTGCAAGGAGAACGTCAAATCCCTCTCCGAGCACGACTGGTACGCCATGATCACCAATCTGGCGGTGTTCGAGGGTGGCGAGGATGTTATCCATACTCTGTCACGGCCCTATCCCGGTTACAAACGCGCCGAGACGCAGGAGAAAATCAATCATTTTCTGGAGTCCGGCACCAAGCCTATCACCTGCGCGACCATCGCCTCCAAGGGCTTCACCTGCCCGCACCTTGAGGACGGCGAGTGTAAGTGCAAGGCCCCGGCAGCCCTTTGTTATCAGCCGCTCACGGTCGAAGAGCTCCGTGCGATGCTGACGGAGCAGCCGGTGGCCGAAACACAGGTGGAAAATATGCAGGCCGCCCAGATATTCGTCCGGGATTACCTGTACAACATCGATCCGGCACTGGCGGCTACCTTCATCAACTACGAAGTCAGCGCGCATTTTGGCATGAAGGCCCCGGATATGCGCCCGCTGATTGGACAGCAGAAACAGGCGCACAAGGCGCACATCGACAACAAAGATACACGGCGAGAACTGGCGGGCGGCCCGATTCCCGACTGGTATGAGCCTACCGAGCGCGGCCTGCGCTTTGTTCCGGGCCTGCTGGCCAATCATATGAAGAACACCGTCGACGCCTTTTATGGCGCGGGCAGCTACTTTTTCTATGAGGGCGGCGTGTATGCCATGAGCTCTGATCTGGCAGCATCGGCCAAGGTACGGGAGTTCTTGATTCCGCGTTATGCGACCATGCACGCCATCAACGACGCGCTGGGCCAGTGGCGCATGGAAATCGAAAAACCTCTGCACGAGATTAACGCAAACCCCTTCATCATCAATGTGAAGAACGGCCTGTACAACGTGCTGGACGGCAGTTTTAAGGCACACTCGCCGGATTACTGCTCGACGGTGCAGATCAACGCCCGGTATGACGAATCGGCGGAGTGTCCGCAGTTTTTGGCTTTTCTTAAAGGAATCCTACCCGACACCGAGCATGACTTGGTGCAGGAGATCTTCGGCTATTTATTGATTCCCATCAACAAGGCCCAGAAGTCCTTTGTGTTCACCGGCGCGTCCAATGCGGGCAAGTCGACCCTGCTATCGGTGGCGCAGGATATTCTGCTGGGCCGGGAAAACGTGAGCAATATCCCTTGGCAATCCCTGTCCGACCGCTTCAAAACTGCAGAACTCTTCGGGAAGTTGGCAAACATCTTTGCTGATCTGCCCAGCAAGAGCGTGGACGATAATGGCATGTTCAAAGCGCTCACCGGTGAGGACTACATCACCGCCGAGCGCAAAAACAAGGACCCATTTGCCTTCCGGCCTTATGCCCGGATGGTATTTTCCTGCAATGAGATGCCCCGCAACTACGGCGACCGCTCGGACGGCTTCTTTCGGCGGCTCGTCATCATCCGATTCGACCGCTCCATCCCGGAGAGCGAACGGGACCCTGATCTGCGGGAGAAACTCGCGGTGGAGCGTGATGGCATCTTCCTTTGGGCACTGGCCGGACTGCGGCGCCTTATGGCGGGCAGCTATATCTTCACCGAGACGCAGCGCACCGCCGACGAATTGCAACGGTACAGGATTGAGAGCAACAGCGCACTGTCCTTCGTGGATGAGTGCTGCCTGCTGACCGAGGGTGCGGAGTGTATGCGAGAGGACCTGTTCCAAGCGTACCGCGAGTATTGTCACAAGAACGGATTCAAGGCGATGTCCCAGGCCAATTTCAATAAGGAAATTGAGAACGGGTTTGAACGGGTGACCCGTTCGCTCGAACGGGTCAGTCGCCGCAAAACGTGGAAAGGCATCCGTTTGGATGTGTAGCGAGGGGCGTGAAACGATGCGCGAAGTACAAAATGCCGGTTCGAGTGGTTCGCCCCGTTCGCGTTCCGAACCGCCACGAACGGCTTTGAACGGCGGGAGAAACCCGAAAACCCCCGTGCGCATTGACTTTGAACGGGGTGAACTACTTTTTCCCTTTTCTATGTGTATACTGTCCAGAGGGTTGTTCTTATATAAAAAAAGGAAATATATACAAAAAGGTCTGGATAACCCGTTCACCCCGTTCAAATTGTTCACGGCCCCTCCGATTGGAGGGCCACATGCTTGAAAAAGACATTGTCGCCGCCATCATGCGGCATCTAAAGTCTGTTCCCATGTGCTTTGCTTGGAAGGAGCACGGCGGCATGTACGGGACAGCCGGTTTGCCGGACATCATCTGCTGCTATCGCGGCAGGTTTCTCGCCTTCGAGGTGAAAGTGCCGGGTAACAAACTGACAAAGCTGCAAGAAATTATGATTACGAAAATTGAAGCCGCCAAGGGTAAAGCCTACAAGGTCACGAGTGTCGAGGAGGTCAAGGTCATTCTCGATTCCTTGGAGGTACCGGCTTATGACGATAGCTTGGATTTATCTTGATAAACGCGGCGCGGCCATCGACGCGCTGAAGGACTACACCAGTATGGAATTCATCATTCAGAACCAACCCGAGGAACTGGCTGAAGCCGAGGAGAAGCTCTTTTCCGTTCGCTCTTCCGTTCCCACCGGCATGCCCCGCGCTCATAATCCCCACGCCGGAGAATCCCGGTTGGCGGCGTCGCTGGACGAGATCGACGTTCTGAAAGAACGGTACAGACGGGCGCTGGAGTACATGGAGTGGTTCCAGCCTGCGTGGGATGCGCTTACCGGCGACGAGCGGTATGTGCTGACGGAGTTTTATCTCAACCAGCAGGAGGACGCGGTTTCCAGTATCTGCGACCACTTCACCATCGAACGGTCATCGGCCTACAACAAAAAGAACCGGGCATTGGCCCGGCTTGCACTTCTGCTGTACGGCAAATGAGTAATATCGTGGACGATTTTTCGGTTTGGATGTGATACACTGGTATTGGTTGATTGCAGGCCCTCGGAGCTCCGGCTCCGGGGGTATTGCTTTGCCATAGATGAAAGTGAGTAATATCGTGGACGACTTTTCAGATTTCATGTGATATACTGATATTGTCAAAAGAGTGCGCCTCGGTTCTGCCGGAGGCGCTTTCTTGTTTATCTGGCCCTTGGAGTGTAACGCTCCGAGGGCTTTTTCTATTTCCGGGAGGTGATAGGATGCCCAAGAGACCTAAGCGCCCGTGCAGCTTCCCCGGCTGTCCCGAGCTGACGGATGGCAGGTTCTGCCCCGTCCATGAAAAGCAGGAAGCGCAACGGTATGAAAAGTACCAGCGCGATCCCGCCACAAAAAAACGCTATGGCCGCGCTTGGAAGCGCATCCGCGACCGGTATATCGCAGCTCACCCTTTGTGCGAGCAATGCCTGAAGGATGGTAAACTCACACCCGCCGAGGAAGTCCACCACATCCTGCCGCTGTCTGCAGGTGGCACCCACGACGAGCGGAACCTGATGAGTTTGTGTACCTCTTGCCACTCCGAGATCACCGCCCGCGAGGGTGGCCGCTGGGGTTGAAGAAAAAGCAAACCCGAAGGCTATGCACCTTCGGGTTGCAGCAGTTCGTATGTGCCGTCCGGCAGTTCGCCCGCATACAGGCAATCCGGCCAGCGGAACAGCCATTCTTGGGGTGTTGGTTGTTCGTACCATAGCGACCCGCCGTCGCACATACTTTGGATGATCCTTTCCTTGGCTTCTTCAAACTCGGCTTCATCGTCCGCATCGATGGCGATGGATTGGTAAAAGCGGACATATCGGGATAAGTCGTTCTGCATAAGGTTCGTCCCTTTCGTTTTTGGTGTTGGTAGTATATATCGGTGTTCGGCACATAGCAACATGTAAGTGCAACAAACATGCGGGGGCGTTTTCTACAGTTCCGCTTACCCTGGGCGGCAGAGGTCGTCATGGCTGTAAATGGCCCAAACGATACACGCGCCACGGCCCGATTCTTTGGTGGATTGTTGTATTGCTATCTGTGGCACCCAGAGCTATCATGTGACCACCAAAGCGAAAGGGGCTGTTGCCATATGACATCAGAACAAATCTGGGCAAAAGTTAATGAACAGCGGGATTTGGTTTTCTCCATTTACCAAGCAATCTGCGCGGGCGGCGACATCAGCGATGGGATGAGTGAGCTCAAGCGGCGCATTCCTTGCCTGTTTGGTGCGGATGAAGAGGAGCGTGCGTTGGTGTTTAAGTCCATCGACGACGGGTTGGTCGCCGTAATGGTACATGAGCAGGACGGCACGTTTGCGTTGGTTCTCGTCCCCAATATCGCGCTCGAATAGGGACCGGAGCAACATCGGGAAAGCAAGGCACGAGAGTTTCTTTCGTGTCTTTTTTTCTGTCTGAGGGAGGGGGCCTCTCAATCTCTACGGCTTTCTCTCCGTGGAACGGGCATGGGGTTTCGCGCAAAACTTCGCGGTTTCAAACAGGGTATATCCCCGTGCTTTTTATTTTTATTCAAGGGAGGTGGTGTGTTTGGCAAAAGACGGTACGAACAGAGGCGGCGCTCGGCCCGGTTCCGGGCAAAGAAAAAAGCCCCTGCATGACAAAATTCTGGAGGGCAATCCGGGAAAGCGACCTTTGACGATTGTGGAGTTCAAAGACACCGCCGACCTGCAGGGTCAGACCATGCCGCCGCCCCGCGAGTTCCTCAAATCTGCGCAAAAGAACGGCAAGCCGTCGCTGGCGGTTGAGATATACGAAGGTACATGGCAGTGGCTTCACGAACGTCGGTGCGCGCACCTGATCCCGGCACAACTTCTGGAGCAGTACGCGCAAAGTGTGTCTCGATGGATACAGTGCGAGGAATCCATCACTGAGTTTGGATTTTTGGCAAAGCACCCGACCACCGGAAATGCCATCCCCAGCCCCTATGTGGCGATGTCGCAATCGTTTATGAAGCAGGCCAATAACCTATGGTTCCAGATTTATCAGGTCGTGAAGGAAAACAACGCCGCCGACTATAAGGGTTCTACCCCGCACGACGATGCGATGGAACGCCTGCTCACGGCACGCAGAGGGGGCTGATCCATGGAACTGTGGCAACTACGTCAATTCCAAGGACTCCCTCTGGAAATCAAGGTCGCCAAAAGCAAGCTGCGCATCCGTGAATGGTATACACACTTCGGCGGTGATGTGTATGTCAGTTTTTCCGGGGGTAAAGACTCCACGGTTTTGCTTCATCTGGTGCGCTCTCTTTATCCAGAGGTGCCTGCTGTTTTTTCCGATACAGGGCTGGAGTTTCCCGAAGTGCGTGAATTTGTCAAAACGGTTCCCGGCGTCACATGGGTCAGGCCCGACATGACCTTCAAACAGGTCATCGAAAAATACGGCTATCCGGTGATCAGCAAGGAACAAAGCGAGTGGATATACCGCGCCCGACTCGGCAATCCCAACGTGTACCGCAAGAACGTGCTGGGTATCATGCCGGACGGCGGCAAGACCCGCTTCCATATCTCCGAGCAATGGCGCTATCTGCTGGACGCTCCTTTCCTCATCGGCTCCGGTTGCTGCCACGAGATGAAAAAGAAGCCCCTCGACCGCTACGCCAAGGAAACCGGGCGGGTGCCGATTGTCGGTACCATGGCCGCCGAGAGCATGCTGCGTACCCAGAAGTGGCTCGAAACCGGCTGCAACGCCTTTGACAACAAAAGGCCGGTGTCCATGCCTGTTTCCTTCTGGCGGGACGATGATATCTGGGCGTATATCCGCGAGAACAACCTGTCCTACGCAGCCCCCTATGATATGGGCTACGCGAGGACGGGTTGTATTTTTTGCATGTTTGGGGTTCACCTCGAGGGCTGCCCCAATCGGTTCCAGTATCTACAGAAAACCCATCCCAAGCTGTGGCGGTACTGTATGCGCGATTGGGATGCGGGGGGCTTAGGGCTCCGGCAGGTGCTGGAGTACATTGGAGTTCCTTATGAAAATTTTATGCTTTGACCGGGAGGTGCGAAGATGAACAGACAGCTCACAGAGTTCCTCCGGGTTCTTAAAATGACACCAAGCCTGACCCCGCAGCAGTACCGGACGCTGCGGGGTCAGGCTATCAACGGAGATTTAGCGGGGGCCAAGAAAGGGTATGCCCGCCTGATGCAAAGGAGTGTATCCCATGGTCATAGAGAAAATCAAAGCGGAGCTTCTCAGCCCCGCCGCATATAATCCCCGAAAAAACCTCAAACCGGGTGATAAGGAATATGAAAAGCTCAAGCGGTCTGTGGAGGAATTCGGATATATTGAGCCGATTATTTGGAATAAATCAACCGGTAATGTCGTCGGCGGCCACCAGCGCCTCAAGATATTGCTCGATCTTGGCCATACGGAAATCGACTGTGTGGTCGTGGAGCTGGACCTCCAGCGGGAGAAAGCACTGAACCTCGCCCTCAACAAGATACAGGGTGATTGGGATGAAACCAAGCTGGCTGAGTTGATGGCCGACCTTGATGCGAGCGCCTTTGAGGTGGCGCTCACCGGATTTGATGCCGAGGAAATCGATGCGCTGCTGAATCGATTTTACGCAAAAGAGGCCGTGCAGGACGAGTTCGACATCGATAAAGAAAAAGAGGCCGTGGAGCAACGGGGTGCTGTCACCCAGCCTGGCGACACATGGCTTCTGGGAAACCATCGGCTGCTTTGCGGCGATCCCACCCAGCCTGACAACTTCACTCGGCTGCTGGAAGGCATGCGCGGCCAGTTGGCCGTGAGTTCACCGTCCATCGACGTGGAGAAGGAATACCGCAAAGATGGCCTTCAACCGTGGATGCAGCGGATGAACGCCGCCATCCTCAATCTAACCCGGAACGTGGATATTGCCTGCTGGGTGCTTAACGACCTGTACGCTACCGGCTCGCAGTTCGTGGAGCCCACCGCCTTGTATTCCCTGCAGATGTTCACGGACGCGGGGTTTCGACCCATCTGGATTCGCGTGTGGAAGCAGCAAGGCCCGCTGCCCGGTACAGGCGGACAACACCTCTCCTCCAATAAGCCGCTCCCTAACTTTGAGTATGTGTCGGCCTTCGCCGGATCAGGCGCGGACCAGCCCGAGTATAACGACCAAGAGTATGTGTGGCTGTCAGCCTTTGCGGGCCACAGTTACCGCTTCGTGCGGAGACTTACCAAGGAGGAACGTAAACGATGGGGGTATTCCGGTATCTGGGAGATCGCCCCGGTGCGGGCCTCCAAGAGCTATCCTGCCATGGTCCCCGTGGAACTGCCATGGCGCTGCATCAAAATGCACAGCGACCGGAACGCCGTGGTGGTTGACCCCTTCGCCGGGGCTGGTACGACCATCATCGCCGCCGAGCAGACCGAGCGCCGGTGTTACGCCATGGAAAACGACCCCATCCACTGCGACCTCGTGGTCAAGCGGTGGGAGGACTTCACTGGCGAGAAGGCGGTCAGAATGGAGTATCAGCCATGAAGATGAATATACAAACCGTTCCCGCCGAGCAGCTCAAGGCGGCGGCTTACAATCCTCGGAAAGACCTCAAACCGGGGGATGCTGAATATGAAAAGCTGCGCCGCTCCATTGAGGAGTTCGGGTATGTGGAACCCGTGATCTGGAACGAACGCACCGGGAACATCGTGGGTGGTCACCAGCGGTTCAAGATTTTGACCGCTTTGGGGTACACCGAAATCGACTGCGTGGTGCTGGATATCGATGAGCAACGGGAAAAGGCCCTGAACGTGGCCCTGAACAAAATCAGCGGCGAGTTCGATATTCCACTGCTCACCGATTTGCTGCGTGATCTTTCCGACAACGGCTTCGATGCCTCCCTTACCGGTTTTGATGCTGCTGAGATGAACGAGCTGTTCAGCGATAAGCCCTTGGGCAAAGTCAAAGAGGATAATTTCGATGTGGATAAAGCGGTCGCGGAGATCGAAACCCCGGTCTCCCGGCGCGGTGATGTATGGCGGCTGGGCCGCCATCGTCTGATGTGCGGTGACAGCACCTCCAAGGCCGACGTGCAGAAACTGGCGGATGGCGCACGGGCACGGTGTATCTTCACCGACCCTCCATGGAACGTGGACTATGGTGCGGATGCCAAACATCCGAGTTGGAAGGCGCGCCAAATCCTCAACGACAAAATGAGCACCGAGCAATTCGGTGCTTTTCTTTTTGCCGCTTTTGAAGCGATGCGGGATATATCAGAGCCAGGGTGCATGACTTATGTGGTGATGAGCGCGCAGGAGTGGGGCAACATCATGAACGCCATGCGCGACGCTGGGTTCCACTGGTCCTCCACTATTATTTGGGCCAAAGACTCCCTCGTCCTCTCGCGCAAGGATTACCACACACAGTACGAGCCCATTTGGTACGGCTGGCTGGAGGGCGACGCCAAAGCCAAAAGACTGTACCCGCTCAAAGATCGGAAGCAGTCCGACCTCTGGCAAATCCCCCGGCCCAAGATCTCTTTGGAACACCCTACCATGAAGCCGGTGGCGCTGGTTGCCAAGGCTCTGATGAACAGTTCCAAAGCATCCGATATGGTGCTCGACCTGTTCGGGGGTTCCGGCACTACGCTGATCGCGGCAGAGCAGACCGACCGCTCCTGCTGCATGATGGAACTCGATCCCAAATACTGCGATGTAATTGTTCGGCGGTATATCGAACAGGCAGGAAGCGACCATGAAGTATTTCTTTTGCGCGATGGGCGAAGAATATCCTATGTAGAAACATTGGAAGAAGTGTTCTGACTATTGCCTTTTGCGTGGTGGCTTCACATTTCTATCCGGGTTCACCGTGCCGTCGATTTCACCGTACTTTGCTTCATATTGCTCGATGTTGTTACGGATCAGCACGAGAATATGGCTGTTGACCGACCTGCCTTCGTAATCGGCAACAAAATTAATTTTATTCAGCATCTCTTCTTCGATGCGGATGGATACGCTTTTGACCGCCATAAAATCACCCCCTTATTATGGTATACGGTGTGTTTATTCTACCGAGTTTCTGTGTTATCATGGGGTGAATAGATATACGGTATATCTAAACTATTTAAGGAGCGATTTTATGAGAGTTGCAGTAATTGGCTCGAGGGCACTGACCATCGACATTTTGGAAGCGTTCATCCCCCCAGAAACCACGGAAATCGTATCCGGGGGTGCGAAAGGCATCGACACCAGCGCTCGCGAGTTCGCGGAGGCAAACGACTACAAATTTACCGAGTTCCTACCGGACTATAAAGCACATGGCAGAGCAGCACCCCTGCGCCGAAACGACCAGATCATTGAATTTAGCGATCTGGTTTTGGCCTTTTGGGATGGTGAAAGCCGTGGCACCAAATATGTCATTGACCGCTGCAAGGAGCGCGGCGTGCCGATCAAGGTATTTTTAAGCAACAAGGCAGCACCGCAGGAGTAAAGGATTGCGGGCGCACCACGGCAAGTGTGTTGCTATTCCGGCCCGGTTGAGTAATCTATGGTACCTACCACAGAAGAAAGGTAGGTATCCCATATGAACGACAATCTGTTCCAAGCAAAGCAGGAGTTCATCGACCAGCGCATCAATTATCACCGTAAAAACGAACCCCCGGCAGTTAATCAGGCGTTTATGGAGTTGCGGACCTGTGTGGAAGTGCTTCGTGCGGCACTCTCCAATGAACAGACCGAACTGCTCCGCGCGGTAGAAAACGCCTATTACTCGTCAGACGGCGAAAGTGGGCGTTTTTTCTATGTCTCGGGCCTATATGACGCGGTCAGCCTCCTGTTCGATAGGGGGTGTAGAGAATGAAGCTTCCGACAGCTTTTTTTGTGCGCCTCCCGTTCACTGTTCGGGATTTGCGTAGTTTGCACTTGGTAGATCAGCGCCGCCCCTACATAATCGAGGCGACGGTTGCCTTGGAGCCAATCGATTACGAAAACTTCTCGGAGGACCTCACCCAGTGGCGGCAGTATGTCGAGAACCATATGCACCAGTGCTTCGTGGACGAGGATGGGGTTTGGCACTGCCTCTTGGTACAGGAAGATGGCCGGTCGGACGGCATACTGGTAATGACCGAGGGTGAAGAGTGGCCAAAATGGGCTGCTTATTACTCCCCCGAGTGATACGGATCGCTGAAAACCGCCCAGACAGCTTTGCGGGAGTCCCTTACAAGGGGCTCCCGTTTGCTGTTAGTACACAAAATGGCGCGCACATCTTTATTGATTTTTATTTTAGAATTGACTTGCTTTTACAGTCAAACAGAGCGAACATGTGCGTACCAAAAGAACAGAAAGGCGGTTTGCAATATGAAAGCCCAATTTACACAGAAAATTATCGGGACCGGCGAGCGCAAGACGCTCCTGATCCCCATCGCGGAAAAGGCCGAACAGAGTGTGCAATATGCGGGCGCGCCCTCCTTCGCATACACAGCGGCTGGCTGGTCAGTCAATAGGGACAGCGTGGTATCCTCCCCGGAGTTCGAGATTGACAGCGAGCTGGAACGCCATGCCAGCCTGCCGGAGCTGCTCCGGGACGCGGGCGCGACTTCGGAGGGCCAGCTCACCGTAACCATTATCCCCGACAACGTGGATGAGGAAAAGGCGGCCATCATGCGGGCGCTGCTCCAAAGCAAGGAATCGCTGATCCGCAAGGCACTCGGCACCGACCAACCGCTGGAGGTGGCTGTCGCGGGCAGTGGTTACACCTTCGCATTTTACACCGCCACCCTTGACCACGCCGACATCATGGCGGCCATCCAGTTTGCCCACTGCATTTATGAACAGTCTTTCCAGCAGAAACGGGTCACGAGTTCCGACAAACCGGTGGACAACGAAAAATACGCTTTCCGCTGCTTCCTCCTCCGCATCGGGATGATTGGCAAGGAGTACGGCACCGCCCGCAAGGTTCTCGGGAAAAACCTCTCCGGCAACAGCTCCTTTAAGAGCGGTGAGCGGAAAAAGCCCGACAAAGCCGCTGATCAGCCGATACAGGGCGCACCCATTATCAGCGAGGAGACGTTCCATGCGGCCCAAGCTGCCATGCAGGGGCGGGCTGCCGGGCCGGACGATCTGGCCGAGGCATTGGCCGATGCGGAGTTGGTTCATGGGGTTAATGTGCTAATGGAGGGTACGGATGAATAACACTTCCATTGATATTGCCCTGCGCTCCATAGAGGAAAGCCGCTCTGAGCTGCTTGATATAGTCAACAAAAATATGGACGCGCTTAAACAGCGCGTGCTGGATGGCGAAATCTCAGGCGACTTCGATGGCCAGATTTGTCACGAATATGAGTATTCGTTGAATACGCCACCAGCGTTGTTCAAAAGCACGAAGCCGACTGCCGTTATTTTCGATAGCGATAGAGTGCCAGTCAACACATGGAGAAAAGCGTATATTGAGATTCTGAAACGCTGTGCCTCCGACCAAGTCAACCATGACGCACTGATGTATCTCCGCAACCGTATTTCGGGCAGGAAAAGAGCAATCCTCTCCGACAAGCCAACCGAGATGAATGTTCCGGTTATGTTATCGGACGGGCTGTATGTGGAGGCGTATTTTGATACGGAGTGGCTTATTCGTATTTTAACCCGCCAGATACTCGACGCTATTCACTATGACTACAGTGGAATATCTGTCGCAGTCATTGTTAGGAGGAGGGGTCGATGATGCATAGCGGGTTCCCACCCAGAGAGGTCGTCGAACGGCGTAAAGCCGAGTACCCGCCCGGCTGTCGGGTGGAGCTGGTCCATATGGACGATCCATATTCCAAGCTGAACCCCGGCGATCAGGGGACGGTGACCTCCGTCGACGATATCGGCACCGTCCATGTGACTTGGGACATCGGTTCCAACCTTGGAGCGGCCTATGGACCGGATCGAATCAGGCGTTTGTAAAACGCCGTAACCTACACAATTTCAGGGGTAAATGATTGTGTAGTATATGCCCCAGAATTGACTTGCTATTAGTGCCTTTCAGAGTGATGAATGTACATGCGAAAAGCAAACGCACACTTTGAAAGGAGCAAAAAAGCATGTTTACACAGAAATTTGGGATTGAAATCGAGTTCACGGGCATCACTCGCAGGCAGGCGGCGGAGGTCGCAGCCGAATACCTCGGCGGGAACCTCGACAGCGGTTACGATTACTACAACACCCAGACGATCACGGCCCCGGACGGTCGCAAATGGAAGTTCATGAGCGACGGAAGCATCACCTGCCAGCGCAAGCAGAACGGGCGGCGGGTTTCGGCGGGCGGTGAATACAGCGTCGAGCTGGTCAGCCCCATCCTCACATACCGCGAGGACATCGAAACATTGCAGGAGCTGGTGCGCAGGCTGCGCAAAGCGGGGGCCTTCACCAATAACCGCTGCGGCATCCATATCCACCTCGACGGCGCGCCCCACACCGCCAAGAGTATCCGCAACTTTGTGAACATCATCGCCAGCAAAAATGACCTTTTCTACAAAGCCCTGCAGATTGAACCGGGCCGGATGAACTACTGCAAAAAGATGGATGAATACATGGTGCGCCGGATGAACGAAGCGAAGCCTCGCGCCCTGCGGCAAATAGCGGATATTTGGTACGCCGGATATGGCGACAGCCGCAACACCCACTACCACGACAGCCGCTACCATTTTCTAAATCTGCACAGCTTTTTCACCCGGAACCATACGGTGGAGCTCAGGGGCTTCAACAGCGAATTACACGCGGGCAAGGTACGCAGCTACATTGTCCTCGCCCTTGCCCTCAACCATCAGGCACTCACCCAGCGCAGCGCCAGCAGTCGCAAGCCGCAGGTCGAAAACGAGAAATTCGCCATGCGCACCTACCTTAATCGGATTGGGTTCATTGGAGACGATTTCAAGAATTGCCGCGAACACCTTTGCAAGCACCTCTCGGGGTCGGCGGCTTGGAGATACCGGGCGGTCTGACTGCCCGAGGCCGCCGCTGGGGGCCACACGCGCCCCCAGCAGCCCGGCCTGCCCAACCTCGGGGTTTTATATACGATTTATGAGGGCGCGGCACAGGGCCAACCCTGCCCGCGACCCGCGAAGATTACAAGGAGGCAATGACTATGAAAGGCAGAGAAAACAAGATTTATATCGCTTACGGCAGCAACCTCAATATTGAGCAAATGTCCTACCGATGCCCATACGCCACACCGATTGGCAATGGCACCCTCCACGATTACGAGCTCCTGTTCCGGGGCGGCATGGGCGGCGCGGTCGCCACGGTCGAGCCCCGGCGCGGCGGCACGGTTCCGGTTCTGCTGTGGGAGATCACCCCGCGCTGCGAGGACGCACTCGACCGCTACGAGGGTTGGCCTCGGCTGTATCGCAAGGAAATGGTGGGCGTGGAGTTCGACGGCAAAACCGTCGAGGTCATGATCTATATCATGAACGAGGGCTACGAGCTGGGCAGCCCCACCCAAGGATATCTGGACACCATATTGGAGGGGTACGCATCGGCAGGTTTTGATGAACAGGTACTTTCCTACGCACTGACCGCATCCATCCGCAAACGGCGAGGGAACAGGAAACGCGGGGCTGACCAATGAGCGGCCCCATGAGCGACGCCCTCGTCGAGCAGATTCTCGCCATCCGTGATAGCGGGAAGTACAACATGTTCGATATCAGGGGCGTGCAGGTCGAGGCAAATGCCCTCGGATACTACGAACTGGGGCTGTTCTTGGAGGAGTACCCCACCCAATATAGCAGATTTATCCTGACCGGCGAGCGGGGCTGATGCCTCGGCCCGGCAATGTACACAAAACGGCTCCCTCAGAGTTGTGTTTGTTTTTCGCAGAAATGACTTGCTTTTGAGGCGGTTTAGAGTGATGAATGTGTACACACCAACCGGGAAGGAGAAATTGATATGTTGGAAAATGCTATCCAAGGCACCCCAGCCCGTTTTGACCGCGTCAGCTACTCGGCTGCACACAAGGAGGAAATCCTCAAAACAGCGCAGACCGCCCCTACGGGGGTACAGGCGTACATGACCATCCTCGTCGGCGGCGACAAGTTCCACCGAATATTCACCCGCTGGGCCGAGGGCTGGCGCGACGAGCATGGTGAGCACCATACCGCCGAGTCTGCGTTTGGCACGCTGGTGGAAACCCTGCTGGCCGGTGGTGCCGATATTCGCGTCCACTTTTGTTGACATCACTGCGCGAAGAGTCTCTCACGGGAGGCTCTTTTTGCGTGTGTACGATACACAAACTCTCGCCTTCACATTTGGTGGTTCTTTTGCGAAGAATTGACTTGCTATTCTGTGCGTTCAGAGTGATGAATGTACATGCCGAAAGGCACACCAAATACCAAGGAGGCAGACAAAATGGGAATCACCAAAAAGGAATTACGGATGCACACCCTGCGGGGGGACATTCAGGAGCTGATGATGAGCGGCTTCACCAAATATGGCACCGCCGAATATTTGGAAAAGCGGTTTGTGACACCGGGCGGTGAAATCACGGCGGACGAGTTTTACCGCATTCTGAACGAGGAATACAGCAAGCGCTCCGGCCAGAAGGCTCCCGCTAAGAAAAAGCCTGCCAAGACCCTCGACCAGCTCCTCACCGATATCGCCAAAGAGCACTGTTTTGTGGAAACCCTCGAAACCCGCAAGAGCGACAGCCTGGACTTCCACGACGTTTCCGTCTGGGGCCTCAAAGCGGCGCTGGAGGCGGCCTACAACGCCGGACTCGAAGCCGGAGCCCACAAAAGCAAATAGCCCGGCACGGGCGCGGACAGGGGCTCCCTCGCGGGGGCCTTTCCCTTTGCCTGACCGCCTGTAAAGTACACAAAACCCGCCCGGATACTTTGGTGGAGATTCTGTGCAGAAATGACTTGCTATTCATGGGTTTAGAGTGATGAATGTACGTGCCGCAAGGCACATCACTGAAAACGGAGGTACAAAAAATGACGCAGTACAAGAAAATGCAGGAGGAAATGGCCTCGGCCATCGAGGATTTGATTTGGAAGCACCATTTCAAGGCCATTCGCTACGAGAACGTCGGCTGGCTACCGGAGGTGGAGCGAGGCTGCGACTCCTACATGAATATCATGATACAGGAACGTCCTCAGTTCGACCCGGAAAACAACACGCTGACATATACAATCCGGGCGCACGGCTCGGTTTGCCAAATGAACCCTAACAGCGATACGACGGAGCTCCGCCACGCCGCCGAGGAGATCAGGCGCGGCGCAGAGCTGATAGATGCGATCAACGCCATGGCGCTGACCTATACCATGATTTGCAAGCCGCAGATCTACGGCGTGATTCTGGACAACGACGGCAAGGCCCTACCAAATTTGCTGAATTTGATGGGTATTCCGTTAGAGTCCGGCACTTTCCGGCACACGGGCGGGTTTGAATTTCAAGCCCAGACCAAGGATGGCAGGCAGATGCATATCGCTGCCGAGCCCGCCGATCCGAACGACGAGGAATACACCAATATCCGTATCATCGGCATCACGATTATTTGACCCACCCCCGCAGGGGCCTCCACCCGGAGGCCCTTTTCTTGTTGGCGTTGCTGAAATGCACACAATCGCTGGCGGCCATATTTGTGTAGATTACTTCGCAGAAATGACTTGCTATTCCAAGCGTTTAGAGTGATGAATGTACATGCCAAAAGGCACACCAACAAGAAAAAACGGAGGTTCACACCATGAAAAACGTAAACGGATTTTCGATTACCGCAAAGCAGACCAAAGAGGGCTGGATTGACGGCACCATCGACGGGATGCGCTTTCAGGCCAGGGTATACGACGAGGGTTCCCGCTTTGGCATCGAAGAGGGCCGGGTCAGCAAGCTGGCCATTTGGAATGAGGATATCCGCAACGCCCGACGCAATTTCTTTGACGCCTGTACGGTCAACTACGACCGGGGCTGGGATATCCAGCCCAAGAAAGCCGCCGATAAAAAGATGCTGGCTGCCCTGCTCGAATACCTCGAGAGCCTGCCCAACGCCGAGTTTTGGGAGGAGATTGCCGAGGGCCAGCCCTTCCGCACCTGCCTTACGATCAAGGGATACCCCACAAATGTGAAAATCACCATCGACCACACCGGCTGGGCACAGGTGCAGGATTGCCTGACCGGGATTTGGTACAAGCGGCTCGACCCCATCGCGGTTTGCGAGCTGCTCGAACGTCGGAAATAGCCTGAAGGCGGATAGAAGCAAGGGGCCTCGTGGCAGGCCCTTTGCCTCTGTCCGTTTTGCTGTAATGTACACAAAAACGCCGCGCCATGTTTGGTACACCTTTTCTGCAGAATTGACTTGCTATTCTGGGCGTTTAGAGTGATTAATGTAAATGCCGAAGGGCAAAAACAAACGCTTTTTAAGGAGGAACCACAATGGATAGCAAAGAGAAAAAGGCAACGGGCAACGGCTTTTTTGAGACATTCGGGCGCAATGGCCAGCCGATAAAGGTTTATGTCCCCTCAAAGGAAGAAGACGAAGAGGACGAATAAGCAGCCCGCTCACGGACTTTGTGATATTCATAGTGGAAGGTGGTACACAGATGGAAAATGTAAAGGCAGGGTTGCTGCTTAGTAAAATCACACCAAACACACGCATTCGAGTGTTCGTGGACGGGGAGTTTGAAAAGGAATATCCCAATAAGGCTGCCATTCCTGCTATGCTACTGGGGGTACCGGTCGAAAGCTACGGTTTTGATTATTCCTACGACGGGAATATCCCGGTGGACGCACAATTCGGCTTTGATGTGGCGTGGGATAACTACCCGCTTGAGCGGGAGGGTTGATGTATGAAAACGATTGAGATTGAATGCGCTTCCTGCGGCGGCACCGGCCTGTACCGAGGTCGCGGTGAGCGGAAAGGCGCGGCGGTTATCTGTAGAAAGTGCCATGGCACCGGTTCGGTTTCCTTTTCCTATAATGAATTTACCGGGCGCAAGCATTGTGAGGGTGTGACTCGGGTTTTTAAGGATAATTGTGGAGTCGTGATATCGGCGGAGGACACCACCCTGCAAGGAGGCCAAACCATCCACTTTTCCCAATATGGATGCTCTTATGAGGACTGGCTGGCAGGCAAACCTCCCACACCCATCAAGGAGCTGTTATGCCCGCATTTGGCGTTTCATCAACCAGTTCCTAACTGTGCGGTGATACGCACCGGGGACAAAATTTCCGACTGTCCGCATTATCCTAATAAAGCGGCCTGCTGGCTGGAATATGAGAAACTGCATGGCCCGGTGTAATGTACACAACACCGGGCCTCCTTCTTTGGTGTATTTATTTGCACAGAATGACTTGCTTTTTCGGGCCGGTAGAGTGATGAATGTACTACCAAAACGAAAGGCGGTACAGGATATGCAGTTTGATTGCACGACCATTTACGCACACACATTTGTGGAAATAGAGCTCTACATGCATCGCGCCAAACGCGGCGCGAAACTCACGGTCCTCATTACCGAGGAAGGCACCGGCGACTGCCGATACCCTCTGGAGAAAGGCCAAGCGCGTGTTTATATCAAAAAGAACAAGCGCTGCAGCCCTTTTTACGAGGATTGTGGCACATGGCTACTTGACTCGCGCGAGGTCAACGGACAGCACATCGTGCGCAACTTTATGCACGGGCTCACGCGGTGCGGTTACAAATACCTTGTCACATTGAAGAAAAGGAGGCGGCGGCCAATGCGTAACATCATGAAGGTCACCCTTCGCGGGGCTCCGGGACCAGACGGCAAAATCACCGGCTCGGTTGAAGAGTTCAACTTCGAGGCCACCGTGCAGTATGTGCCAGCGGCGTTGGATGAAATCGCATGGCGGGTCATCCGGCTTCACCTTTGGACGGAGAACGCCGACACCTCGCCCACAAGCGCGCCGTGTTGCGTCAAATACGAGAATGGCGAATGGGTAAGCGACCCGGCCCATCCCCGCGAGGAAGCGGCAACACAGGCGCTCATACAGCGGCTCCGGGAACTGCCCCCGCCCATAAGAATATAGATAGACACTGAAAGGCCCCGCCAAAGGCAAACTTGGCGGGGCCTTTCTTCATTATATATGTGTTTTCCGCACAGAGGAGGTGGCGGTACTGCGCAAGCTCAAAAGATACAAGCCCACCATCTATATGGCGGACGGTTCTGAATACAACAAGGTGGCGGCAGACAATGCCGTCACCTTTATTAATTGCCTCAACCATACCAAGGGCGAGTGGTACGGCAGCCCTTTTGAGCTGATTGACTGGCAGGAGCAGATCATTCGAGATGTGTTTGGCGTGATGAAGCCCAGCGGCTACCGCCAGTTCAACACCGCCTACATCGAGATTCCGAAAAAGATGGGTAAATCGGAGCTCGCCGCTGCCGTGGCGCTGCTGTTGACCTGCGGGGATTTCGAGCACGGCGGCGAGGTTTATGGCTGCGCGTCGGACCGGCAACAGGCCAGCATCGTGTTCGACGTAGCCGTTGAAATGGTCGAACAGTGCCCGGCGCTCAAGCAGCGTATAAGGCCGATGTTATCGCAAAAACGCCTGATTTATAAGCCGTTGGGGTCCTTCTATCAGGTTCTCAGCGCGGAAGCCTATACCAAGCATGGCCTGAATGTCCATGGCGTGGTGTTCGACGAATTGCACGCCCAACCGAACCGCCAGCTTTACGATGTCATGATGCACGGTTCGGGCGATGCGCGCAAGCAGCCACTCTATTTTTTGATTACCACCGCTGGTACTGACCGGCATTCCATCTGCTGGGAGGTACACTCCAAGGCGCAGGACATCATCAAGGGGCGCAAGGTGGACCCCACCTTCTACCCGGTAATTTACGGCGCGCCGGAGGACGCCGACTGGACCAGCGAAAAGGTGTGGAAGCAGACTAATCCCTCGCTGGGGATCACGGTAGATATCGAAAAGCTCCGGGCAGCCTGTGAGAATGCCAAACAAAATCCCGCCGAGGAAAACCTATTCCGGCAGCTCCGCCTCAACCAGTGGGTCAAACAGAGCGTCCGGTGGATGCCGATGGCCAAGTGGGATGCCTGCGCCTTCCCGGTGGACTCGGAGAGCCTGCGCGGGCGTACCTGCTACGGCGGCCTCGACCTTTCCAGCACCACCGACATCACGGCCTTTGTACTGGTATTCCCGCCGCTGGACGAAAACGACAAGTTTCAAATTCTGCCCTTCTTCTGGATTCCCGAGGACAACATCAGCCTGCGTGTTCGGCGCGACCATGTGCCTTACGATATCTGGTCGAAGCAGGGGTTTGTATATACCACCGAGGGCAACGTGGTCCATTACGGTTTCATCGAGGAGTTCATTGATGAGCTCGGTGCCAAATACAACATCCGCGAGATTGCCTTTGATCGCTGGGGCGCGGTGCAGATGGTCCAGAACCTTGAGGGTCTGGGCTTTACTGTTGTTCCGTTCGGACAGGGTTTTAAAGATATGTCGCCACCCACCAAGGAATTGATGCGCCTGACCTTGGAGGAGCGTCTCGCCCACGGCGGCCATCCGGTGTTGCGCTGGATGGTGGACAACATCTTCGTGCGGACGGACCCAGCGGGCAATATCAAGCCCGACAAAGAAAAATCCACGGAGAAAATCGACGGCGCGGTGGCCACCATTATGGCTCTGGATCGGGCAATCCGGAATCTTGGTGGTGGCGATGGCGGCAGCGTCTATAGCGAAAGGGGGCTTTTAATATTATGAGTATTTTTTCCCGGCTGTTCCGGTCGCGGGATAAGCCGGAGAATTGGCGCGGTTCGTCCAGCGCCTTTTTTTTCGGAAGCAGTAACTCAGGCAAACCGGTCAATGAGCGAACAGCTATGCAGACCTCAGCGGTGTACGCCTGCGTGCGCGTCTTGTCCGAGACCCTCGCCTCGCTGCCGCTGCATGTCTATAAATACGTCGACAACGATGGCAAGGAAATGCAGACACAGCATTACCTCTATCCTATCTTGCACGATAACCCCAACCCGGAAATGACCTCTTTTGTATTTCGGGAAACCCTGATGAGCCACCTGCTGATCTGGGGAAACGCTTACGCGCAGATCATACGCGATGGCCGGGGCCGCGTGCTGGCGATGTATCCGCTGCTGCCCAACCGCATGGAGGTCGACCGGGCTCCATCAGGGGCGCTGGTGTACACCTACCGATTGAACATCGACGATGTCCAATATAAACAAGAAACAACGCTCACCCTCGGGCCGGACGATGTGCTGCACATCCCCGGCCTTGGTTTTGACGGGCTTGTAGGCTATAGCCCGATTGCCATGGCGAAAAACGCCATCGGCATGGCGCTGGCCACCGAGGAGTACGGCGCGACCTTCTTCGCAAATGGTGCTAACCCCGGTGGGGTGCTGGAGCACCCCGGTGTAATCAAAGACCCGCAGAAGGTCAGGGATTCGTGGAACAGCGCCTATCAGGGGGGTGGCAAAGCCCATAAGGTCGCCGTGCTTGAGGAAGGCATGTCGTATAAAAGCATCGGCATCCCCCCGGAGCAGGCGCAGTTCTTGGAAACCCGCAAATTCCAAATCAACGAAATCGCGCGGATTTTCCGCGTGCCGCCCCACATGGTGGGCGACCTCGAGCGTTCCAGCTTTTCCAACATCGAGCAGCAGAGCTTGGAATTTGTAAAGTACACGCTGGACCCGTGGGTCATCAGATGGGAACAGGCCCTTCAAAAGTCTCTAATCTTGCCGTCCGAGAAGAACTCACTTTTTGTGAAGTTTAACGTGGACGGCCTCTTGCGTGGCGATTATGCCAAGCGCATGAGCGGCTACGCGCTCGCCCGGCAGAATGGCTGGATGTCCGCAAACGACATCCGCGAGATGGAGAATATGAATCGGATTCCGGCAGAGGAAGGAGGCGACCTGTATCTCGTCAACGGCAATATGACGAAGTTGGCCGACGCCGGGGCGTTTGCCACTAAGAAAAAATGAACGGAGGAACCCCTATGAGGAAATTTTGGAACTGGGTGCGCAACCCCGACAATGAGCGCACTCTCTATCTGGACGGCCCGATTGCCGAGGAGACATGGTGGGGCGACGAAGTCACTCCCCAGATGTTCAAAGACGAGCTTCTGTCCGGCTCCGGCGACATCACCGTTTGGATCAACTCGCCGGGTGGCGATGTGTTCGCCGCCGCCCAAATCTACAACATGCTCATGGAGTACAAAGGGCAGGTCACCGTCAAGATCGATGGGATTGCCGCCAGCGCCGCTTCGGTTATCGCCATGGCGGGCGGTGAGGTTCATATGTCGCCGGTGTCCATGATGATGATCCACAACCCAGCTACCATCGCCATCGGTAATTCCGTGGAGATGGTGCGGGCCAAGGAACTGCTCGATGAGGTCAAAGAATCCATCATCAACGCCTACGAGCTCAAAACTGGCCTGCCCCGCCTCAAGCTGGCCCGGCTGATGGATGCTGAAACGTGGATGAACGCGCACAAGGCTGTCGAGCTGGGATTCGCTGATGGCATCCTGTACACGGAAAATGAGGAGTCTGCACCGGATAACACGGTGGAGGCTCTTATTTTTTCCCGTATGGCGGTCACCAACTCACTCCTGAGTAAGTTTCCCAAGGCCGCCGCGTCCGCTGCGGAAACGGAACCCCCTGCGCCAGATCCGGCAGAAGCCGAGCGGGGCACACTCACCCCGGCTGCCACGCCGGAAACAATCGAACAGCCTACCGGCACCCCGATAGAGTCGCTGTACAAGCGGCTCTCTTTAATTTCCCACTAATTTGAAGGAGGACTTTACTATGAGCAAGATTCTGGAAATGCGCGAGAAGCGCGCCAAGGCATGGGAGGCTGCCAAGGCTTTCCTCGACACCAAGCGTGGCGATAACGGCCTGCTTTCCGCAGAAGATACCGCCACCTACGACAAAATGGAGGCCGATGTGGTTTCTCTGGGCAAGGAAATCGACCGCCTTGAGCGGCAGGCCACCATCGACATGGAACTCGGGAGGGCTACCTCGAGCGCCATCCTGAGCAAACCCGAGAAGCCCAACGACGAAAAGACCGGCAGGGCTTCCGCTGCGTATAAGGCCGCTTTCTGGAACAACATGCGCGGCATTATCACCTCCGAGGTTCGCAACGACCTCAAGATCGGCAGCGATCCCGAAGGCGGCTACCTCGTTCCCGATGAGTTCGAGCGCACTCTCGTGGAAGCCCTGCAGGAAGAAAACATCTTCCGCAAGTACGCCACCCTCATCACCACCTCCAGCGGCGACCGCAAGATTCCGCTGGTGTCCGCGCGCGGCGAAGCCTCGTGGGTCGAGGAAGAAGGCACCATCCCTTCTAGCGACGACACCTTCGGCCAGATCACCATCGGGGCGCACAAGTTAGCCACGCTCATCAAGGTTTCTGAGGAGCTCCTGAACGACAGCGCCTTCAACATGGAGTCCTATATCTCCCGCGCCTTTGCCAAGCGCATCGGCACCAAGGAGGAAGAGGCTTTCATCACCGGCGACGGTACCGGCAAGCCCATCGGCCTGCTGGCGGCTACTGGCGGCGCAGAGCTGGGCGTGACGACAGCGGCTGCCTCCGACATCAAGCTGGATGAGATGCTCGACCTGTTCTACAGCCTGCGTGCACCCTACCGCAATAAGGCGATTTTTATGATGCACGACCTGACCGTCAAGGCCATCCGCAAGCTGAAGGACGCCAACGGTCAGTACCTGTGGCAGCCCTCCATCAAGGAGGCCACCCCGGACACCATTCTTGGCCGCCCGTTGTTGACTTCGGCGTATATGCCGGAAATGGCCGCCAATGCCAAGACCGTCATGTTTGGCGATTTCAGCTACTACTGGATTGCCGACCGGCAGGGGCGGATCTTCCGTCGACTCAACGAGCTGTACGCCGAAACCGGGCAGGTCGGCTTCCTCGCCACCCAGCGCGTGGATGGCCGCCTGACGCTCCCCGAGGCCGTGAAGGTGCTGCAGCAGAAATCTGCGTAACAAAGGGGGTGCGGCGGCATGATGGATTTACTCCCAAAGGTCAAAGCGAACCTCATATTAGAGCACGACGCGGATGATGAACTGATTAAGGGATTCATCCGCGCCGCTGTTTCCTATGCGGAGAGCTACCAGCACAAGCCGGAAGGCGCATACAAGGATGCCATGCCACCCACCACCGAGCAGGCCGTCATTATGCTGTCGTCCCACTTTTACGAAAGTCGGGACGGCAGCACGGGCGGCTTCTTTGCCGATAACGTACAGGCCGGGCAGCAGGTTTGGAATACGGTCAACATGCTTTTGCGGCTAGACCGGGATTGGAAGGTGTGAGAAGTGAGCTTTGGCAAAATGAACACGTTTATTGAGCTCATCTCCACCGAGCAGCTCAAAGACGACGAGGGTTTTGTGAATTCCGGCGATACCGTCCTCGCCAGCTTGCGCGCCTACAAGGAGGATCGGCATGGCAACGAACGATGGGCGAACCGGGCGGCCTTTACCACGGCCACCGCGCTGTTCCGTTTCCGCAAGATGCCTGGACTCGACGTGACCTCCTCCCTTATCATCGCCTGCGCGGATGGGCGCTACCGCATACACAGCGTGGAGGATGTGAAGGGGCGCGGCATGTATATTGAGGTGCTGGCCGAAAAAGAAGAACCGACTGTGAGGTGATTTGGTATGGCGAAGGTTGAGGTGAAAATGCCGGAGGATTTCTTGCTCAGACTCTCCAAGTTGGGTGATAAGACGGATGAAATCGTCGAGTCCTGTCTGGAAGCGGGTTCCGAGGTGGTGCTTTCCAAGGTGCGAAGCAACCTCAGCTCCGTCATTGGCGGCGGTACCAAATACCCCTCCGAGAGCACGGGCGAGCTGGAAGCATCGCTGGGCGTCACTCCCGTCAAGGTAGACAACAAGGGCGTTCATAATGTGAAAATCGGCTTCAACGAGCCGCGCCGCCGCCAGTACGCCGCCAAGGGCAAGCGCAGCTATTACACCATCACCAACGCCATGATCGCAAACGTCATCGAGCACGGCAAGCACGGGCAGCCGCCCAAGCCGTTTTTGAAACCGGCGCGGACTTCTTCCCGCAAGCCTGCAATTGAGGCGATGAAGCGGAAACTGGATGAGGAGATTGGGAAGCTATGAGCATATTGCGCGAATTAAATACACTGATCACCCGTCTCGGCATTCCTGTCGAGACGGGTGTTTTTAAAGGGAAGGCCCCAGATGAGTATACGGTCATCACCCCGATGGCCGATGTTTTCGACGGCTTTGCAGATAACCAGCCTCATTTTGAGACACAGGAGGCCCGCATTTCCCTATATTCCAAAAACAACTACCAGCAGCAAAAAAACGCCATCGTCAAGGCGCTGCTGGCCGAGGAGTTCGAGATCACCGACCGGCGTTATATCGGCCATGAGGATGATACCGGCTACCACCACTACGGCATTGATGCCGCAAAACTCTATGAACTGAAGGAGGACTGACCTATGGCAACTATCGGTCTTGACCGGTTGTATTACGCACCGATTACCGAAGCCGAAATCACCGGGGATGAAACCTACGGCACCCCGGTCATGCTTGCCAAGGCCATCTCTGCCGAGCTCTCGGTGGAATTGGCCGAGGCCACCCTGTACGCCGACGATGGCGCAGCGGTGATTATCAAGGAATTTAGGAACGGCACCCTTTCGTTGGGTGTGGATGACATTGGCCGCGCCGCTGCCGAGGAGCTCACCGGGGCTACCACCGATGACAATGGCGTACTGGTGTCTACCAGCGAGGACGGTGGCAACCCTGTCGCTATTGGTTTCAGGGCAAAGAAAGCCAATGGCAAGTACCGCTATTTTTGGCTGTACAAAGTCAAGTTTGGCGTCCCATCCACCAACCTTGCCACCAAGGGTGATTCCATCACCTTTTCGACTCCCACCATTGAGGGGACGGTGTCGAGGCGCAACAAACTGGACGGCAACGGCAACCACCCGTGGAAAGCGGAGGTCAATGCCGACGATTCCGGCGTTGCTGCCGCCACCATTTCTGACTGGTACGACGAGGTGTACGAGCCGACGTTCGCAAACGAAGGGGGTTGATGATCCATGGAGGATAAGGTATTTGATACTACCGCTGCGGAGACGGCGGGAGGTACACCCACAGCCGGGGCTGCTGCGCAAGAGATTGCGGCTGGCCTGAATGAGCGCAGTGCCATCATTGACATTGGGGGCGAGGAGTTCGAATTAATGCTCACTACCCGCGCTACCAAAGAAATCGGCAAACGCTACGGTGGGTTGGAAAATTTGGGTGATAAGCTGATGAAATCCGAGAATTTCGAGATGGCCTTGGATGAGATCGTATGGCTCATTACCTTGCTGGCCAACCAGCCCATCATGATTCACAACATCAAGCACAAGGACGCGCCAAAACCTCTGCTCACCGAGGAGGAGGTCGAGCTTCTGACCTCCCCTCTGGAGTTGGCGCTGTACAAAAATGCGATCATGGCCTCCATGCAGCGTGGCACCAGCCGTCACATTGAGAGCGAGGCGGACCCAAAAAACGCGCAGGTCGGGTAAGCGATGAAGAGTTGTTTACCCGACTGATTTATTACGGCACCGTGCAGCTTCGGCGCACGGAAGAAGAAACGTGGCTCATGCCCATCGGGTACCTCTTGGACCTTTGGGAATGCCACAAACAGTTCCTCGGTATTGCAAAACCAAAGAGGGAGCTGTTCATCGACGAGATAATCCCGGACGGGATTTGACGCGGCGATTGAGAACAGCTTCCGGCATCGCCGCGCTGCTCTCTTTCGCTGCTTTCATTTTGCAGCGAAAGGAGGCGGTGTAGCTTGTCGGATAACTTTGGGCTGAAAATTGGCATTGAGGGCGAGCGCGAGTTTAAGGATGCATTGCGCGACATCAACCAGTCCTTCAAAGTTCTGGGCAGCGAGATGAAGCTGGTATCCTCTGAATTTGATAAAAACGACAAAAGCGTTCAAGCAGTAACTGCGCGCAATGAAGTCCTGAACAAAGCCATTGATGCGCAAAAGGACAAAATCGCCACCCTCGAAGCCGCGCTTAAGAATGCCTCCGAGTCCTTTGGTGAAAATGACAAACGCACGCAGAATTGGGCCATCCAGCTCAATAACGCAAAGGCCGAGCTCAACGATATGGAGCGGGAGCTGGACGAAACCGCAGAAGAAGCGGACGATCTTGGCGATGAGCTCAAGGAAACCGGTGACGAAGCGGAAAAGTCGGGCGGCAAGTTCGAGAAATTCGGCGGTGTCTTAAAGGGCATTGGCGCGGCTATGGGTGCGGTTGCGGTCGCTGCCGGAGCTGCCGCCATCAAGCTCGGTAAAGAGGTCGTTCAGCAGTTTGGCGAACTCGAACAAAACCTCGGTGGGTCAGAGGCCGTCTTTCAGGAATACGCCGACCACATGCAAAAAATAGGCGAGGATGCCTATAAAAACATGGGCGTGTCGCAGTCACAATATTTGGCGACCGCCAACAAGATGGGCGCGCTGTTTCAAGGATCAGGGCTGGATATTCAAAAATCCGCTGATTTGACTGAAAAAGCGATGCAGCGTGCGGCGGATATGGCTTCCGTCATGGGAATCGACATGCAAATGGCGCTCGATTCTGTGGCCGGGGCCGCTAAGGGAAACTTTACCATGATGGATAATTTGGGTGTCAGCATGAACGCCACATCCATCCAAGCATATGCCGCCGCAAAAGGGCTGGACTTCATATGGGCGAGCGCGTCACAAGCGGAAAAAGCCGAAGTCGCCATGCAAATGTTCTTCGAGCAAACTGAACAGTACGCGGGCAACTTCGCTCGTGAAAGTACAGAGACCGTTACCGGCTCACTTGGCTTACTCACCGCCGCCACGCAATCTTTTGTGGCGGGGCTTGGCAATGCCGACGCCGATATGACGAACTTGACCGCGAATCTCGTGGACGCTTTCCAAGCCGTAGTCAAAAACATTGTTCCGGTCTTGGAAAATATCGTGGCCGCGCTGCCCAAAGCCATGGATGCAATATTGAAGGCGGTTGGCGACCTGCTGCCCATGCTGCTGGAGACGGTTATCAACATCTTTACGCAGATGCTGAACACGATTTTATCGTTACTTCCAAAGCTCATCCCGGCGGCGGTCGATGCGGTGATGACCATTGTGGGGGCGCTCATTGAGAGTCTCCCGCTGCTCATTGCTGCCGCTATCCAGCTCATCACGGCGCTCGTCAGCGGTATCGGAGCGGCGCTTCCCCAGCTTATTCCTGCCGCCGTAAATGCGGTAATAACCATCGTACAAGGACTGCTTGATAGTCTTCCCATGCTGCTTGACGCGGCGCTGCAGCTTATACTCGGCTTGGCGCAGGGCCTGTTGGCCGCACTTCCGGAGCTGATTGCGGCACTCCCAGTAATCATCCAGTCCATACTGGATTTCATTATTGGAGCCATACCGCAAATTATCGATGCCGGGATGCGACTTTTTATTTCGCTGGTAGCCGCGTTGCCGGAAATCATCGCCCAGATCGTGGCGGTCATCCCTCAAATTATTTCCAGCATCGTTGCCGTCATCATTCAGGCAATACCCATGCTGGTACAGGCAGGCATTGATCTCTTGGTATCGCTGATTCAGGCGCTGCCTCAGATTGTCACTCAGATCGTGGCCGCTATCCCGATTATCATCAACGGACTGGTGACCGCCATTATTGGAAACATCGACAAAATCATCATGGCCGGGGTGCAGCTTCTGGTGTCGCTCATCACCAACCTCCCCAAAATCATTGTCGAGGTGGTCAAGGCTGTGCCGCAAATTGTTGCAGCCCTGGTCAGGGGTTTCACCGACAATATAGGCAAGATGGTAGAAGTAGGTTCTAACCTTATTAAGGGATTGTGGCAGGGTATCAACAATGTGACTGACTGGCTGTGGGGTAAAATCTCCGGCTTCTTCGGCGGTGTGGTTGACAGGATAAAGAACTTCTTTGGCATCAAATCCCCATCCACGCTTTTTGCCGAGATCGGCAGCAACATGGGCGAAGGCATCGGCGTGGGCTTCGAGAAAGCCATGCAACATGTCAGCGAAAATATGCAGGATGCCATACCCACCGATTTTGATGTAGACGCAGGTCTTAACATCCACAGCAATGTTGCCGGTGGCGCTGGCGGTTGGGCGGCTACAAGCGGTCCGTTGGTGGTCGTGCAGCAGATGATCGTGCGCACCGAGGACGATATCCGGCGTGTGTCGCAGGAACTGTATAATCTCATGGAAACTGGCTCCCGCGCACAGGGCCGGTTCAGCCCGGCATAAGGAGGTGACGGCATGGGCTTCATCTACAACGGCATTTCTTCCCAGAGCATGCGGGTGAGGGCGCGCCTGTCGAACTGGCAGGCGGTGCCGTCACTTCGCAACTCGTTTGTAACGGTTCCAGGTAGACCGGGTGTCGCGGACTTTGGCACCGACAGCGCCGAGAAAATCATTACGGTACATTGCAATGTCTTTCCCCAACGCAGCTTCGCGGAGCTCGTGCTGGTGCTGGATGAGATGGCCGACTGGCTCAACCCGGACTTCGGCACCCAGCGGCTCATATTGGATGATGTGCCGGACAGGTACTTCTCCGCCCGGCTGTATGAGGCAGTGGATTGTGAGCGGCTCATCCGTTCTGCCGGTTCCTTTGACCTTCGCTTTGTTTGCCCGGACCCACACGCCTATGCGCTGACCGACGAAACATACACCATCACCACAACGGGAACGCATTCACTCCAGCGTGAAAAGGGCAACACCGTCTCGGAGCCGGTATATTGTCTGCGGGGTGTGATCCTCACCGGCGAAAAAATCTTCCTTACCACCAATGATGAAGAGCTGCAGGTGATCGGCCCGCTGGCAGACGGCGAGACGCTGGTCATCGACTCCGGCCTTGTGACCGCCAAGGTAGTGAACGAGGAAAGCGAAACCCTGCGCAATGGACTGCCCTGCCTGAAAGAGCTGAATTTCCCGGCCCTGTACAAAGGAGCCAATACCGTGAAGGTGATTGCTGAGAACGCTACCTTCATGGATTTGAATATAGAGGCGCACAGCCGATGGAGGTGATCGCATGGCAATTATCCTGACTTTAAACAAACAGGAGCAGTTCACCGGCGAATTTCCGGTGACCCCGCAGACGGGTGCCATGTGGCGCTTCAATGAGGCGACGCCTATGGTGGCGGATGATGTGAACTATGTGCTGGATTCTTCCGGCAGAGGACGCCATTTCGAGGTAAAAAAGTGGTCCGGCACCACCGCTGCGCTTGTGAACGGGCGGCATGGCCGGTATATCCGCATCAACACCAACAACCCTACCACCGAGCAGACCTACCTGTACGCCAAGAACGACGGCTCCTTCTTTTCCAATCTGGGCGACCGAATCGCTGTGGGCGGCTGGATCAACCCCACCACCTACTCGGTGGGCAACACCTACTGCCCGATTTTCAATACGCGCGCTGGCCCCGGTCAGCCGCTTTTGTATATTTCCCTTTTTTCAGGTCGCCCGCGCATGATGCTGTACAACAGCGCCGGGGGGCTGGTTTGCGACCAGTCCGAAACGCCCACCATCACCTTCAAAAACAATGGTTGGTATTTCATGGGCAACATCATCGACCTTGTGGCGAACACCGCGCAGTATGTCATTGGTGATCGGAGCACCGGCGAGCTGTGGTTCGGTCCGCTGCGTACCATCACAGGCACTCTTAACCCCAACTGTGTGGCCGATATTGAGATGGGCCGCCACACCACTACCTACTGGTATGCGGGTGGCTTCGACGACTGGTTCTTTGAGACGGAGAGCCAGCTCACCGTCGATGATCTGGCGCGATATTTCAAACAGTCCCTCATGGCCAACGGCGGCGATACTTCTGCGAACGTGGACGCAATCTCCCAGCCCGGTAAGGTGGTGCTGCGGCGCTCCGGTACCTACCCGGAATCGGGCGAGCTACTTACCATTGCCTCCGAGTATGCATTGGAGGGCGAAGGACGTGTGGCCGTTACCTCAGAATACACCCCCGGTGTGACCGCCATTTCACTGATAGAAACATCTACCTCCTACGACTTCGAGGAATGGACGGACTTTACGGCCACCGGCGAAAATGGTGCGCTGATGTCATCGCCCGGCACCTACATCCGCTTTCGGGTCACCTTTACCACAAGCGATTTCGACCTCACACCTCGGCTTGTAGATATTCAGCTACACGATATCCCGCCTCCCGCCCGCCGCAAGAAACTTGGCTTCGAGCGCCCCATGGTGATGAACACGGACGGCCAGTGGGAGGCTGTGCTGGAGCGCGCCTATGACATCATCGTGACCAGCGAGGTCAACGGCTCTGACACGTTGGACTTCAAGTTGCCCTTTGAGGACAGAAAACGGCTGTCGCTGGACAACGAGCGTATGGTACAGGTGGGCGACGAGGTCTATCGCATCCGTACCATTACCGACGAAAAGGCATCGGACGGCAGCATCGTGACCGCAGTGTACGCCGAGGCCGCCTTCTATGATCTGACCTACTCCGCCGAGAAGGAACCGCGTGAATTTAACGCGGCACTGGCTGACGAGCCCATGCAGTGGGCCTTGGAAGGCACAGGCTGGGAGGTTGGCGAGGTGAACGTGAGTACGTTACGCTCGTGGACCTGTGAAGAGAAGAACTCCCTCGCCATCCTGCGTATGGTGCAGTCAATCCACGGCGGCGACCTCGTTTTCGACAATAAAAACCGGCTGGTGCATCTGTATGTGTTTTCAGGCAAGGAGTCTGGCGCGCTGTTCGCCTACCGGAAGAACCTCAACAACATCAAGCGCGTGGTGGATACCCGCAGTCTGATCACGCGGCTGTACGCCTATGGCAAAGATGGCATCAACTTTGCCAGCATCAACGACGGCAAACCCTATGTGGAGGACTATTCCTTCACCAGTGAAATCCGGGTGTCCACTCTCGACCTGCCCAACTTCACCAACCCTTATCAGATGTTGGAATTCACCCGGATGCGTATGGCGCAATATGGCAAGCCCCGCGTTTCCTATGTACTGTCGGTGATGGACCTCTCCGTGCTCACCGGCTATGAGCACGAGGATTGGGAGCTGGGCGACATCGTAACGGTGGACGACCGCGATTTGGGCCTTACCATCCAGACCCGGATCATCAGGCGGCAGTACAATGTGCAAGAGCCGTGGAAAACAGTGCTGGAGCTCTCCAGCAAGCTGCGGGAGCTGGGCGATTCCTCGGGTAGCTCCCTTGCCGACCAGCTCGACCAATCCAATGTGGCGGCACAGGAAATCAAGGACATGGTGCCGTTTAACCTGCTGCGCAACAGCCGCGCCGACAACGGATTCGCCTACTGGACCAACTCCGGCTTTGAGCTGGATCCCAGCGGCGTGACCGGCAACGCCTCCTTCAAGGCGGTGGGTGTGCCGGGCAGTACCAAGAGCATGTATCAGACCATCTATCCCGCCAATCGCCGCAGCTACACCATTTCGGCGCAGATTGGCTCCGATGATCTGCAGAAAGGCCCAAATGGACAGGTCGGCATTGAAGTGGTGTTCGAGTTTGAGGACGGCTCTACTGAAACCCGCTTCATCGATCTGTACTGAGAAAGGAGCAGCCTATGGCTTATTTCCAGAATGTGGCCCGCAGCGCCTCACCGCAAGGCTACGGCAACGTGCGCGCCATTACCATCCGGCTCTGCGTCATCGACTGCACCGGCACAGTGTATTTCACCGATGTAATGTTTCAGGCGGGTTCCATCGCCACCGGCTGGGTTGGTCATGTGAGTGAAATCCAGTGGACACTTGATGGGTAGGTGACGTGTCATGGCAGATAATTTTATCCGGTTCGTGGAGCCCATCAAGCTGCGCGAGGAAGAGAGGCGCGTAGTGAGCATCACCGTCCGGCTCTCGGTCCACGACTGCACTGGCACTATCTATTTCACTGACCTGCAGTTTCAAGAAGGCGACCGGCTTACCGGCTACACCCCGCACACCTCCACCATGCTCAAAGACCCTCACGGCCCGGTCATGTGGCGCAACGGAATCATCCGCAATGGGGCTACCATTTTGCTCAACGTCCCCGGACAAACCAGCACCGGCCTCGACTATTATTTGTATCCCTTGGACGGCATGGCCGCTGAAAGCATCCACCTCGCCACCGAAACCGGCTCTCACAAGGCCATCTTCCGCTCGGTGGCCAGCGCGGGCGATGAGTTTGCCCTGCTTGCCTCGGAGCGGCGCTGCCTGCGCAATGGAAGCCCTACGCCTAAGTGGGGCTTTTTTCAATACGCGGCGGCCTACGACTCCAAATACAAGGTGGAGCTGCAGCAAGGCACCTCGGCCCGGCTGTACGTTGAGTTCCGGGAGATGCAGGAAGGAGAATCGAAGCCATGAGCAATTATCTGAAAGGCAAGCGCTGCATGGTGTGGGCCTTCATGCAGAATGCCCGGATGTACGAGGCATTTGAGAAATATGGCGACCGCCTCGACACGGTGGGTATTTTCACCTTTGAGGTGGACAGCACCGGGACTATCACCGAAACCGGCACCCCGATTGCCAATATGATGCCTTACATCAACAAGTGGCCGCACATTAAGTGGATGCTGACCGTGATGAACCACGGCTACGCCTCGATATTTACTGCGCTTCGTAACAACACAAGCGGTGCAAAAACCAAATTCCTCTCAGAGCTTGTGCGCATCATACAGAAATACCCGTGGTGCGCCGGGGTCGACATCGACCTTGAGCAAGGCGGCGGATACGAAAACCGGCAGGCGGCGAACGAGCTGTTCCGGGATATCTATAGCACCGTGAAAAACCACAACCGCGCAAAGCTGGTCAATATCTGTCTACCGGGTATGACCGGCGTGCAGGGTTCGGTGGGCGGTGAAAACTGGTGCGTGTACGCCGACCTCAATCCTTACTGCGACACCGCCGCTATCATGAGCTATGGTATGGCGTGGGCGGGCTCCGCACCCGGCCCGGTGTCGCCCCGGAGTTGGCTGGAGGGCATCTATAGCTATGCCATACAGGTAATGACCCCCAGCAAGCTGTATCTGGGTTTTCCGGCCTACGGCTGGGAGTGGCAGATATTTCAGCGCCCGGAGGACATCGGGAAAACCTATCGCGGTACCTCCAACACCTATTACGCCGCCGAAATCTGGATGAAAGGCGGATACAATTACGCCGACCGGCAGCAGTACATTCCCTTCGTCTCTTATTGGGACGATTACGACAAGGGGCCGTACATCCTGCCTTTTGTGTATGACTATGTGGAGGGGCAGGATTCGGTTTCGAGAACTGGCCCGCTCATAGGCGACACCTATAACCGCCGCCGTTATCTGACCTGTTACGGCAAGGAGCAAGTTAGCTCCTTCGGCACCATCTATGTGGACCGGGATGGCAAGCCGGATAACTACACCGGAAACATGATCATTGGAGACACCACCGCCGCTGTCGCGGAAGACGGCACAGCCACCTACAATTTCAATGTGCCGTCTTCCGGGGTGTACGATGTGGCGGTGCGCATTGGCTTTCCTTTCTGGGATAAGAACGGCATCAACCTGACGCTGGATGGTAGCCCGGTTTCTTTCAATGAAAACCGGATGTGGTGGCCTTATTGGAGGAGAACCTACTGGACCGCGTTGGCCATGCGCCGGACATTGTCTGCCGGACAGCACTCCATTGTCATCACCGGCGGCGTGCCGGGCTCGGTGTTCTATGGTTTCCGAGTGTGCAGCAGCTTTTCACAGGAATGCGCGGCGGGAAGCGCCTCATATTCACTCAAGCCACGCCATTTCAAGGATGTGAACGGGCAGATGCGCGCTCCGGCAGATGGTTTTCGGCTTACCACTGAAATGCTGCGGCGCAAGCCGGACAGCGCCTTGGCATGGTATGAGGACTTCCGCGACCAACCGCCCCTGCAGGATTCCTATTGGACCACCCTCTCCGGGAACTGGGAAGTTTGGCGTGACCCCGATGATTGGGTGTCAAATCGGCCTTACTGCCAGCTTGAGGGCAGCGGGCAACTCGCATGGAAATACAATGGTTTTTCTGACGTACACCTCCGAGCGCGGCTGGCGTTTCCATCCAACGGCACAGGTCGTGCCGGTGTGTTCCTCGGCAACCTGTTCTGCTGCATCAACATAAGCAACCAGCGAGTGGAGCTTTACCAAGGGAGTACCCTGCTGGGGAGTTGGCAGGGCGAGTATTCCCGTACCAGCGACGCCAATATCCGCAGCAATCCCAATATGTACCTTGTAGAGATGCGTAAGCGCGGCAATCGGGTCCGGGTTTACTCCGGCTCCAGCAACGTGCTACGCTTCACAGCTAACATCTCCGCCACCTCCGGGTATTGCGGCTTTCAGTCGGACGGTCCAGTCAAATGTGAGCTGCTGCGGCTGGGCGACGCCTGGACTTATGAGCCCTACGAGGCGTTCGATGTGCATATGCCGGACGGCACCGCCAAGTCCTATGGCCGGATTGCACGCAGCGGCGTGGCATGGGACAACGAATTTCAAGTATTCACGCTTTCCTCGGATGTGGAGGAGTTGTCCACCCGCAGCGAAGAAATCTCCATGGATTATGATTTTTACCATTCGGATGTAATTCGAGTGGTCTGCGGCGGCGACTATATCGCCTCTGTCATTCCAAGGGACATCAACGTCTGGATTTCCCGGCTGTTCTTCGGAGATTCGGATGGTTTTTGCGTCGTCTACTATCAGGATGTGGACAGCATGGTGTATTGGGCCAATGAAGCCGCTTATCGCTGGGGGCTCCGGGGTGTGGCGATCTGGTCGCTGGGCCAAGAGGATATGCGGCTCTGGGAGCATATGCCCAAGCAGGTGTAACACCCCATTATCGTCAAGATTTAGAATGCTTTGCCGTACCCGGCAAGGCGTTCTTTTTTTCGCCGGTTTACGCTGGCGTTATATACAAAATCCAACTGAAACGGAGGTTTTGACAATGAAAGCAATCTGGAACTGGGTGCAGGTGGCCTTTGCCGCCATCGGTGGTTTCCTCGGCTGGTTTCTCGGCGGTCTGGATGGGTTTCTTTATGCCCTCATCGCGTTTGTGGTCGTCGACTATTTGACGGGTGTGATGTGCGCCGTCACGGATAAGAAGCTGTCCAGCGAGATCGGTGCTAAAGGCATCTTCAAGAAGGTGCTCATCTTCGCGCTGGTGGGTGTAGGGCACATCGTCGACAGTCATGTGCTCGGCAACGGCGGTGCTATCCGGTCCGCTGTGATCTTCTTTTATTTGAGCAATGAGGGTATTTCCATCTTAGAAAACGCCTCGCATATCGGTCTGCCTGTTCCCGAGAAACTCAAATCGATTTTGGAGCAGTTGCACGACAGGGATGACAAGAAAGGCGGCGGGTCATGAAGCTAACCATCAGAATGACGCGTGATGAAAATGTCGCGCAATTCGGATCGCAGCCCGTGTCCCTTGACATTGAGGAATACCTCTGCGGCGTGGTTCCCTCCGAAATCTACGAGTCCTCCCATATGGATGCGCTCAAGGCGCAGGCCATCGCCGCCCGCACTTTTGCGGCAAAGCGGGCTATGGCCGGGATCGTGATGGATGATACCACCTCCTAG